TGCGAACAATTACGTCCGTTGCATGAATGAAGCGTATCTCTTTGACCTCTTTCAGTTCAAAGGAATCCTCCTTGCAAATAGCCTCGATGACATAAGGGTCGTTAATATCCATGCAGAATACTGTATCATCCTCCATCAGTATCTTCCAAGCCTTGTCACCTAGATGCACAATAAGTGTGTCGCCTTCCAGTTCGGGGAAATTCTGTTCAATCTTATGTGCGGGCGGTAAATTATTCTCATCAAGAGGATAGTCAAACAGCCCCAGTTTCCCTTTTACATCAAGAATCGGTTTGTCAAACAGGTACGCATTGGACAATTGCCAGTGCGTGCAGTCAGGACCTGCCCACGGTGATTCACTGTCATTGTTGTTGTCGAAGCCTATCACGTCGACGTAGCCGATGATAGCAGACAAAGGCATGTCCTCATATTCAGGAAGTATTCCAAACGTCCTGAGGTTTGACATTGTAGAAATCATTTCCGGCCAAAGGTTCTTCTCGTCGAAATCCTTTGGTACTTTCTTCGCACTGGCATGAATGAGTATCCTACCCGGCCCCCCTTTCGGTTGCCATGTTCTGTTTTCAACATCTTTCACCCCGGTACAGATTGCTGATGCCCATGGTTGCTGCACTGATAATGTCTTCATATTGATGCTTTTTTATTCGTTGTCAACAGGATTTTCAGCTGCCAAGTCAAGAGTAGTCTCAGTTTCTTGCTCCACATCGTGGCCGTTCATCTCCAGCTCGGTGATGCACGAGCCAGTGGCATAGCAGTACATGGTGATGATGATGCTGATTGCACCGTTTATTTCCTGTTCGGAAGCGGTAGGCGAAATGTGTGATTCACTGTTACGCCATTCTTTCACCATGAGTAGCCATTGATATAGCCTTTGCTTATTCTCATCTGTACTGTACTTTAGCTGCCAGAGCGGCTTCACAGCATGAATCACGTTGGCCCAGGTAACATCTTCACCTTCGTTTTGCGGTTTCACTTCCTCGTTCTTCATCAAGTAGAACAGTTTCTTCAGGTATGCCTCAAACTTCGTGACAAGTAGATTGAAAGCCACGAATTTATCGACGATGTTCGCATTATCTTTATAAAGGTTGATGAAGGCACGGTGAATGAATAGGCCAACGCCGTCGAGCGACGGAAGGCTGTCGCAGTCCATCACATAAAACAATGCATTGACAATCTCCTTTGTCGGGCGCATATTGTTCTTCAATCCATTCAAGGTGAACGATATAATGTCCTCCACTCTGGCCTTAGACTTATTGAGATGCGGCATGAATTGAATGGTCATTCCAGTATCCTGTTCAGGTTCGCCTGTACTTGTACACGGATTCTCCAAGGCTTCGAATTCCTCTTCCACCGACGGTTGCTCAATGACGACATTCTGTATGGTGATGTCATCATTGAGCCATGCGGCCAGAATTTTTTCACGCATATCAGCGTCGAGAATGAAGTCCTTCAGCAGCTTCGTTCCACGTGCGATAACGAACTGCGGTTTCGGCTCACGCCCCTCTACTCTTGTAATGAACGTGCGCATCTTCTGTGCATCCACTGTGAGGCGTAACTCCGAGAAACGGTTGAAGTCATCAAGATTATCTTCCGTCGGCCCTGCCACTATCAATTGCTGCAGCTTTCCAGCATTAACACCCGTTGCTTCAGAAATGGTCTGAACCTGTTGCCACAGTTCGCGCAACTGGTACATGTTGATGTAGTCCTGAATAGTCTTGCCAGCCTCTGGCCGCAAGTCGCCCCGCTGGATGTCGTGCAGAATAACTATGGCTGTACGCTGGTCTTTCTGCGGCAGCGAGGCAAACGTCTTATGCAGTTCCCGCAAGGCCTCACGTGTAGGCTCGCTTCCTGGGCCATCGGTATACAGTCGTTTGATGAAGCGCACGAATTTCGAGTTGATATATTCTGCATCGATAGCACCAGTGCCCGTCTCAGTGATGTAGGTATCAACAGGATAGTCAAAGTCATGTCCTTCGGTTCCGTTTCCAGTACGCTCAAACAGCTCGCGGTAACGTTGCAGCAGAATGAGATACGTCTGCTCGTCCAGTTCCATCGTGACATGTGTGTAAGCATCGTCATGTTTGAACTCATATTCATCCTGCTCCCATGCGAAGCCCTGCAACTTAGCTGCTTCAATGAGTCGTGTCATGCTGCTGAAATCCTGTGCGAACATACGACGATCTTCCCGGGTGTCCGGCAGACGCTCGAAATTGAATATCTCATGCGAATGGAAAATGTCGCGAATGTGCAGGAACTTCCGATTGATGTTCATGAGGTTGTCCTCCAGCTTGTCCACGAACACACCGAGCGGACGGTCTACATACACCTCCAGCGCATCCTCAATGTTGCGCTCCATGGTGTATGGGAATGTGTAGTAGTAGATGGTGCCAAAGGGTTTGTCTGGGCCAAACAGACGGTTTGTACGCGAGAAGGCCTGAATGATGTCAACATACTTCATCACTTTATCTACATAGAGTGTGTTAACCCACTTTGAGTCATAGCCCGTCAGCATCTGTGTCACCACGATCAGCAGGTCTATCTGCTGTGCGTGGTCATGGTCTATGTTGGTGTAAGGCTTCTTATGAGCCAGACGCTTGGCCACGTCTTTCTTATATTTGGCATAGTTGGGCAGTCCGAATGAAGTATGATACCGTTCGTTATAGTCGCTCAACATCTCAAGAATGGCATCCTCGCGGGCAATGCCCTCGTCACTGTTGTCGATGTTGTTGTCGAATACGGCGCATACATTCAGCGAAGAATACTGCTGCTTGAACAGCTCGTAATAGGCAATAGCTTCGGGAATGTTCTGTACGGCCAGCATGGCATGGAACTTACGGTTCTTGCTCACACGTTCAAACTTTGCCATGATGTCAGCTGCTACTGCCTGATGGTGGATGTCCTGCTGATAGAGCGCCTTTGGCAGATAGTGCTCTACACCATGGCGCGTCTCTCCGTTCTCAATGTAGGTGTCCGGCATCTCCAGCTCATGCATGAAGCGGTTGTAGACTCGTCTCTTTTCCTCATCGTCACCAATCTCCTCTTCGCTATGGATGTCAAGCTGACAGAAAGCAGCCTTCTCGCGAAGTTCCTCGTCGCTGAAGGTGTTGATGCGGTAGAGGTCGAAGCCCAGCACATTACCGTCAGGAATACCGTTGGCGATGGTGTACTTGTGCAGCATGTCGCCAAACAGTGTCTCGGTCATTATCTCGTTGTGAGCATTCTCCTCGAACACAGGCGTACCCGTGAAACCGAAGAGCAAAGCGCGGGGGAATGTACGTTTGATGCTTTGCAGCATTTCGCCGAACACCGAGCGATGGCATTCATCAATGATGAACACAAGACGCTTCTTCCCGATACGCTCTATCGTCTCTGCGCTGATGCTGCCACCAGCCTTGATGTTCGACATCTTCTGTATGGAAGTCACTATCAGTCGGTCGTCTGGACTTGTGCTCTCCAACTTCGTGGCCAGTATCAGCGTGTTCTGTGTGTCCTGAACGCTTTCATCCTCTCCTGCAAATCCTCTGTACTCGTCGAGCGACTGTATACTTAACTCTATGCGATCCATCAGGAACACCACCTTGTCGGCATCGCCACTGTTAGCAATGAGCTGTGCCGACTTGAATGATGTCATGGTCTTGCCTGAGCCTGTGGTGTGCCAGATGTAGCCGCCCCGGTGCTGGTGTTCGTCCCAGTTGATGTCGTGGGTAACGTCACAAATCTTACTAGCAGCATAATACTGGTATGAGCGCAGCACCTTCAGCGTTTGGTCTTTGTCGTCAGCAATAGTGTAGTAGCCTATCATCTGGTGCGCCATGGGGATGTTCAAAAGCTCGGTGGCCACGCGGTGCCAGTCGAATATCTCCTGGTTATTGAAGTCTGCCCAATGGAACTGGAACTCCCTCTGGAACCGCTCCTCAGCGCCGGGATTGGCAAAGTAAAGCGTCTTTTCTGGAGTCATGGCCACAAATATCTGCACCATGGAGAATATGCCTGACGCGAACACGCCCTCATGCATGTACCTTTTCAGTTGGAACACAGCCTGCGACACATCCACACGGCTACGTTTCAGCTCTACGTGGATGACAGGCATACCGTTGATAAGCAGCAGCACGTCGCCACGACGGTCACCTGCCAACGGATTTGTTGCCTTGAAGCGAGGTTGACGTGCTATCTGATATCGGCTTTGTCCTGCGCTAATCTCGGCGGGATCGAAGATTTTCAGATAAACCTCCTTGCCCAGATTCTCAGTATCTGCGGGATTGTCTCGCTTGATGCTGATGAACTTGCCATTTATCAGTTTGTTCACCTTAAACGGACTACCACAGAGATTCACTTTGTCGATAATCTGCTGCATTTCCGAAGAAGTTAACGGACTGTTACCAAGACGTTCACGCTCACGGTTCATGTCGAAGATAATGTCAGCCCAGTTCTGCACAAGATCTTCCTCAGAAGGCTGTACTAGAACCTCTGGACTCCAGCCATGCTCTGACAGGAGGTGACACAAGGCCAGCTCGAAGGCCGACTCCTTTTCAAACGGATGAATGTTCAAATCGTTAGGCATATATTCTCTGTTTATGTTTATGTTTATTTCTTTTCGTTATGCTATCATTTGGTTCAAACAAGCCACTTTCATTTGCTTCAGTTTTTCCATACGTTGAGTATGCAGGGTAATCTTTTTATCGAGGTTTCGGAAGAAAGAGGAGATGCGGTGTTGTTCTTCTAAACTTTCTGGAAAGGTGACGAACGTATTAGCAATTGATTTTTTAGAAATACTTGAAATCTTTGTTCCCTGAATCATAGGTAGCAACTGGTCGTGATATGAAGGAGAGTTTAGACAATAGCCTAGAAATCCTTCACTAAAAGAAATAGTTGGTCTGCATGGAATGGTGTGAAGTCCTGATACTACAACATTATTTCCGACAGAAATGAGTTCTGCGCATTTGCCAACGGAATTATCTTCTGCGGCATCTGCAAAAATAACATCGCCATTTTGAAGAGAACACATCTGCGCAAGCGCTTTTGCCTGTGCTTCATCCTTAATATATGGTATAAGTTCTATGCTCATGTCGATGATGTCCCCAAACTTAATTAGAATATCTCCGTAGTGTACGTTTCTTACAATACCAGTGTCCTCTAATTCCGCCCTTGATAGAGAATTGTTTTTAAGGAAAATAAATACCTCCGTGAAACTCTTCCTAATCCATTCACCTTTGAATTCTTTGAATCTGATTAGAGGTATGAATTTACCCCCCCCATTTCTCGGGAACATGCTGTTCAAGCAGGCGGTTTTCATCTGCTTTAGCCGTTCCAGACTTTGTTTTTGGGTAATTATTTGTGAGTCAAGATTACGAAAGAACATCGCAATATTTCTCTGTTCTTCCAAGCTCTCTGGGTATGAGACCTCTATCTTGCTAAATGCTGGATATTTCAGATTCCAGTTGTCCGATGTCAGGCCTTGTGAGTTTAACTTGAACAGGTTTATCATACTGTCAGTTTTAAAGAGGTAGGCAAAGAACGAAGAATCAATTCCATCTATAGGAGTGACCACTGTATATGCAGGGCTGACAATACCTTCATAGGGAGAACAGCCACTTGCACCTTGCCACATTCGCATAGAATTATAGGCAATATCATTCACCTTAACAACCTTATAGTGAGATTTGTCACTATTAGAGTTGTCAAATCTTCCATTTTCGGATGCCTTAATTATTCCTTGATTCATCGTCACAGATAGCATCTCTCCGTATATATTGTTTTCATTCCTTTCTTTATAAATGTTACCTAATAAGGTTGTGACCCATTCTCCATTATAACCTATGAATCGGAGGGGGGGGCATTTTTCTGAATCCGCAGGGAACATTGAGTCGAGACAAGCTGACTTCAATTTGCTCAATCGCTCAAACTGTTCCTGATGTAGTTTCATTTGAGTATCGAGTCTTTGCAAAAAAGATGCGATGCGCCTCTGTTCTTCTATTTCCTTTGGAATCAAGATGTAGCCGGTTAGTGCCGTCTCATCACTTATGTTCATTGTGTTCTTTGCACCCTTGTTTACCAGTGGGCGCATATAGGCATTCAATCGCCATGCAGGATCAAAATAGTAATGTATATACTCTGGAGCGATACCCTCCTTCGGATTATATACGGCATAGAGTACTGAAACAATGCCAGCCTTTCCTGTATTCTCTTTGATGATTCCGTATGGTTTTGCCCTTAAAGGTGATTTCGTATATACGATTTGTCCAGGGCGTAGTATTTTGTAACCACTTACCGACTTGCCAGCATAACTTCTTCCAAGATGTTCTATCTGATTGACAACTCCATAATCATCTGAGACAGATAGTACGTCTTCTATACCAAATTGATTATCGAAGTTCTTTTCCTCCGATATTTCAAGACAATCGCTAAGCAGTTTCTTTTCCCACTCTCCTTCAAATCCTTTGAAGCGTAATCTCGGTGTCGTCTCACCCTCCTGCGGGAACAGCATCTTGGCACAATCCTCCAAGCTGCCACTTGTGGACTCGCCATTGGTGGTAAGCACCAGCTCGTCCACCTGCCCATCAATCCCTTTCAGCGTTATTTCTTGTTGTGCCATAGCCTCATTCGTTTTCTGGGTTAGCCTCGTTAAATTCCTCAATCCATTCTTTCACCTTAGCTTGTAGCAAAGCCTTGTCAGGCAGATAGAGCTGATATTGCGTCGCGTAGATGTTGGCATCCTTTGGCAGTGTTAGTTCTACCAATGCGTCTTTCTTGCTCTCGCAAAGGAGAATGCCGATGGTGGGATTCTCGAAATCCTGTTTCACATAGCGGTCGTAGTAATTGACGTACATCTGCATCTGTCCGAGGTCTTGGTGTGTCAGCTTATTCGTTTTCAAATCGATGAGGACATAGCACTGGAGCAGGCGGTTATAGAATACCAAGTCAACATAGTAGTGTTCCTCGTCGAAAGTAAAACGCTTCTGTCGTGCCTCAAAGAGAAAGCCCTTTCCCAGCTCCAAGAGGAATGCCTGCATTTTATTGATGATGGCATTTTCCAGCTTCGTTTCTGAATACATCACGTCGGGTTTCAGTCCCAGGAATTCCAGCGTCAGTGGGTCTTTAATGATGTCAGACGATTTCTCTATAGTTTGTCCTTCCCTCGACAGTCGCATCACCTCGTTCTTGTCCCGGCTCAATGCCAACCGTTCATAAAGACTGCTACCCACCTGACGGCCAAGCTGACGCACACTCCATTGTTGCTGTGTACATTCTATCTCATAGAAACTGCGAGCATCAGGATTCTCTATTCGCATCAGGATGAGATAGTGACTCCACGATAGGGTAAACTGAGGGGCAGCTATACTCTGTTTCTCAATCTCTTCGTAATTGGGTCCACGCTGTAGACCTTTTTCCGTTTGGCTCAATTGGGTCAACACTGTAGACCCAATTCGTCCTGCACCATAGACATTGTAAAAATACCTACATTTTTTCAACGTCTCTTTCGACCAACCTTCTCCAAAACGCTCAGTTAGTTTTGCAGACAGTTCAATCAAAATTTGTTTACCATATTCTGCCCGGGTGTTCCCTTGCTGTTCATCTTCCACAATGTATCGTCCCACCCCAAACTTTGTGTAAACCTCTGCAATGTTTGCTGCGGTTACAACCCTTCGCCTTCCCTGTTCGATTAGAACGGAAATTTGCTCAAAGAGTTTGTCTATACGTGCGGTAATCTGTATGTCGTTCTTTTGTTCCATGTCTTACATTAATTATGAGAAAAGTTCAACTGTCTCAATCCCTCCAGTGCGAACTCGTCGCCGGTGAGGTCAGCCACCAAAGAGGCCAGTTCCGTCTGCGCCTCGGCAAGCTGCTGTCCCAGGTCATTATAGGAAACGGCGTACTTGCGTGCCAGTGCAGTGATGCGTTTCTCCATATCAGAGAATACGGTGGTCAGCGTGCCGTTGATGCCCTCCAGTATCGGGTCAATCCATTTTTTATGAAGGAACTGCTTCACCTCGTCGTCTGTCAGGTTTTCTATTGCCTCCTTAGTCTTGTCGATGAGTGCCTGACGCTCCTCTTTGATAGCCTTGTTCAGTTTCGTCTGGTCATCCCAGATTACCACGAACCGCTTCAATTTGATTTTTGTCTCAGGGTCAATATCTCCTGACTTACTCTTGGCATCCCTCTTTATTTTAGCTTTGTCGAGCTTTGGAGTATCATCACCCTCGGTGTATTCCTGTGACTCTTCTTCTGTGAAGCTGTCCTGCAACTCTTCGGCTTCGGTGGCCAGTTCCTCCAGACGAGCCTCCTTGTCGCTGATGGACTGCAGCTCTGTCTGGAACATCGTGTGCTGCACCAGTTCAAAGGGAATGATGCGCCCTTTCAGTCCGTCAGGCACTTCAATATCCTCGTCGCCCTTCTTCACCAGCTTATAGGCCGTCTCAACAACTCGCGCGGCATCAATACCTTCAGCCTGCAGTGTCTCAATGTCGTTGGCTATCGTCTGCCATTCGTTACTCATCGCCTGGTAGGCAGCGTAGCGGTCTACCAAGGGGATGTCTGTCAGCCTGCGGAAGATGTCGTCGGCTATCTCATAGCGTTCCTTCAGTTCGCGCACTGTCTGAACGTTGTCTATCAGGCGACGGTGCAGCTCGTCACAGAAGCCCTCAAAAGCCTTTTCAAATCGTGTGCGCAGCTTACCCGCATCTTCGTCACGGGCAATGGCAGCGGCCACATCGTCAGTAGTTATGGCCGAATATGGTTTGTCATTTGCGGGCTGGAACAAGTCACGGCGCAGTGATGGCAGAGCCTCCCAATAATTGCAGAGAAGTTCAATCTCGCTATTTGGTATGCCGCCAAACATCGTAGCGTAGATATCGTATTGCTCCGGTGCCTCTGATGAATCGACATAGCGAGGAATGTTCAGGTTGTAGTTGTTCTGGCGTATGGTGTCGCGGCTTACTTTACGAGAGAAGCCCGGCTCATTGCTACGCAATCGTACCGTGTCAGCGATACGTTTGATGTCGCAGTCGCGCAGTTTGTTGTTCTTTCCATCCTTCACAAAGCCCTTCGATGCATCAATAATCAGCACATCGTCGTTCTGACGGTTCTGTTTCAGTACCATGATAAGGGTCGGGATGCCTGTACCAAAGAAGATGTTGGCAGGCAGGCCGATGATACAGTCTATCTGGTTCTTCTCTATCAGTTTCTTGCGAATCTTTCCTTCGCCGTCGTCCTCTGGGTCACCACGGAACAGCACACCGTGAGGCAATACGATGGTCAGGATGCCATCGGGCTTCAGGTGATGTAGCTCATGGAGCAAGAAAGCATAGTCTGCCTTGCTCTTGGGTGCCACGCCATAATCTTTGAAACGAGCATCCATCTCAGCATCTGAGGGATCCCAGTGCTGGGAGTATGGAGGATTGCTGACTACCGCATCAACATACAGCGGACGTCCTGCATTCGGTCCCGTTTTCTCGATGGGCCAGTCTTCTCCGAGAGAGTCAGCACAGCGAGTGTCTATATTACCTGGGCGTATACCGCGCATCACGAGGTTCATGCGTGTCAGGTTGTAGGTATTCTCCTTCAGCTCCTGGGCATAATATTTCACGCGGTTACGGTCTTCAATATGACGGCCAACGCTCTTTCCGATAGTGATAAGCAGCGAGCCAGAGCCGCTGGTCGGGTCGTATATCTCTATCTGCTGTTTGTTACGATGATGTTCTGCCACTATCTCTGACATAAGCATGGCTACTTCATGCGGCGTGTAGAATTCACCAGCCTTCTTTCCAGCATTTGCAGCGAAGTTGCTGATAAGATATTCATATACATAGCCCAGAACATCATAGTCCTGTGAACCGTCGGTGGGAATATCCTTTATCAGCTTTATTAGCTCTTTTAGAGCCTTAGTCTGCGAGGCAGGGTTTTCACCGAGTTTGCTTAGTCCTGCCTGCAAGGTGATGAAGATACCCTCGTATACATGCTTGTAGGTCGGACTCACCAGACGGTCGAAGGTGTTGAGGGCTACGCTAAGGTCGGCTACGTTGAAAGTGGTTTCCGGCAGGAGCCATGTAGAAAATAGGTTCTTATACTCGATGAAGTAGCCGATGGAGCTGCGGCAGTCCTCAATGAGCGTGGCCATATCTTCATCTTCGTAGTCCTCCACCAGTCCACTTAGATATTCTTCAGTCCATCCATGAACTTTCGTGAGGTAACTCACTTCATTGTCCGATAGGAACTTGTAGAAGATAAGTCCAAGGATGTAGTCCTTGTATTCATTGGCATCAATCTTTGACCGCATCTTATTGGCCGATGCCCATATTTTGTTTGCTAACTGTTGTTTGTTCATATTGCTTTTATAGTTCGTCCATGTGATAAATATAGTTACTTCCCCATTTGTTTTTAAGCCATTCCAATCGAATAGAATCTGGGTCGTGTCCAAGCTCTCTTAGCAGTTTATCTTGTGCTTTCCGAGAGTATTCCTTTCTTTCTTTTTCCTCCTCCTGAAGTTCCGTGCAAGCCTTGATGAATATATAGCAAAGTAAAATGCACCCTGCAAGGCATCCGAGAGGTGCTTTCTTGAAGCCCTCCTTGGCAAAGAGCCACAAGAATGCGATAAGTACCACAATCCAGATGTTCTCTAATATAATCATAGTTCATATTCAATAACCTTGCAAAGTTAGTGTAAATACCCTCAGCCAATTTGCGGCAGTTGATAATTTTCATTCATTTTCTGTGCGATATATGTCATTTGTTCCCGTAGTTTATCAGGCTTTAGCACTTTTGCCTTGAAGCCCAGAGACAGAAGCTGCTGTCGCAGTTCATAGTTCGGAATGACGAAGAGTGACACGATGACGTTTCCGTCGGGTGTCGTTTCTTTCAGTTTCTGTGAGTGATGAAGCGGTTTTGATTCTAGATATTGGTATTGAATTGCTTCAACCTCGAACAATACTTCCTGTGGTTGCTCATCAGGAATGAAACTCACCCCGATGACGTTATTATAATATTCCGTAAAGTCAATATCGGTAGGAATGAACTTCTTCCCCACCGTCTCGATGGTGAGGATTCGATCGATGGCAAAGTTCGAGATACATTGCCGCTGCTCATTGAAAGCAATCAGGAACCACCGGCTATTATATTGCTTCAGGAAGTACGGATGCACGGTGAGCTGCATAAGATCCTTGGAACGATAAGTTTGATATTTCAGTTGAAGCGGCTGCTCAATGCGGATGTAGTCATGCAGTTGCGAGAAGAATTCCATTCCTCGCAGTTGCTTGTTGTCATCAAAGGCCATCACAGGCTTCGCATCGTTGCCCATTAACAGTTTTGAGCGGATATTCCAACTCAGCTCCTCGATCCATTCGAAGCCCTGGTACGACTCAAATTTTTTGAGAGTTTCAAGGGCTTCATACATCTCAATGATGTCCTGCTCTCCGATGGGAGCCTTGAAAATGGAGAATTGTCTATCTTCATAGTGATAGACAATATTCCTTCCTTTCCTTACTGGCACAATATTCTGGTGCCAGCGGTTAGATATTGCCACGAAGTCATTGAGGATTGTGTTTGGCGAGGTTATTTCCCGATAGCCTCGCAGCTCCAGAGCGGCATTGCATTTCTTCAGGATTTGCAATACCGTATAACCTTTCCTGTCCTGCAGGCAGCGGTCAATAATAATCTCGCGGATAGCCGCATTTTTTACGTTAGCCATATCTTCTGCCTTAGGTCTATATTCACTTGCGCATTAATTAGGTTTGTGCGCGAAATTGCCACAAAGGTAGAAAAAAATTGATAATTATTGGCAGAAAATTCCGAAAAGTTACTAACTTACTAACATATTTTACCAATTCACGCAATTTGATTGCGTGAATTAAGCCTATTTTTGCAGAAAAAAGGATTTTATGATTACTTTTGCTATCAGCGGTTGGTTGGTCTTGGCCATTATTCTTATAGCCATCTTTTGTTTTTTGGCTTATGCTGCTTTCATGGTCATAGGAGTCATTGTCCTTGCCATCAAAGAACTCATTCAGAAAGCAACAGGTGACAAACCCGAAGAGCCTTCAAAAGAAAGTGCTTCCGTAAACCACTACAAAGGCATCATCTTGTAGAAACAAAGGTGTACCATTTTTCGGTACACCACATGCATCAATTCATCATTGACCAGTCAATGCTTGGTACAGACGGCTCACCATCCTCTGCATCACTTGGATGAAGCCGATAGTGATTATAGGTCTGTGTCATCACATCGTCAAATGACTTCCTCAGAGGATGTTTGTAGTCGAACATCTTTTCCGACACCTGTAGCACATGGCCAGCGGTCATAGCGATTGCGCTAAGGAAGAAGGCTGGTTTCTGGAGGTATTTTGGCTTATTCTTAAATACCTGCAGAAACGCCTCTTCAAGTTCGTATGCCAGTGGCCCGATTTCCTCTTCCCAGAGTTGTTGCAACTCTTCGTCTCTATTTTGTTCTCTCTTCATACGACAAATTTTTGTGCAAAGGTACACAAAAAAATCGTCAATCAAACTTATGGAGTATAAAAATCACATAACGCCTCCTAATGCTATTGGATAGGTGTCATGCTGTGGGAACTTCTCACAGCCGATATACAGCGTATCGAAAGCATCCGTGCCGTCGGTGCGGTGCTCTAGCAAGTCCTCTTCGCTCTCAGGTTGTTTTTCCATAGACTTGTTCTTGCGAAAGCCGTTTCTTCCTCGCTCCACTCCGGCAGACTGAATAGCGAGGATTAAATCATCGTTATTCTGACGGTTGAAGAACGGCATGAGGCGCTGCTTCCCGGCAAAGCCCTGGTTGATGAGCAGGTACTTCTCATCATGGCGCATCGGGTTGCCCAGGTACACATCCTGTACCTGCCACCCGTGGCGCTCAAACTCATGGACGACGACATAGCGGAAGTCCTGGTCGTTCACGGCATAGTTCGAGCCTAACGCTGTCGCGTCGTAGTAATACACGACCGTCTTATTCTGGTGGTAGGCGTAGTAGGAGCAAAAGTCCTCCACCAAGGCGGGAATCTTACGCTCGAACTTAACGTAGAACGATTTGAGGACGTTCAGGCGGTTGCCTGACGGCTGGCCGCAAACAATCCAATTTATATTGGCATTGTAGTCCATGCCTATGCAAATCGGGGCCAGCGGGTTGATGTCCTCGTCGGCCCGTGAGTCCAAACAGCCACCAATGGTGCTGAACTGCGACGCTGCCTTGATGTCGTAGTTCTGCTGGCTTGTTTCCTTCAGGATGCGGTCATAGCCTAATTCGTCAAGATAGGCAAAGTTGGAGGCATCGTACTTGTGATGCTCCTGCATCGACGAATAGAAGCCATCGTGAGTGATGCCGATACGCTGACAGAGAATACTTGTTTGGAATGTCTTTGGCGTGAGGTCACGCTTCATTTGCCGCAAGTATTCTTCTCCCAGAAGCTGCAAATTCTCTATGGTGCTGTACTCCTTGTAGTACACCGCCACTGAGCGCATCTTGTTCAGCGACTGGTCGAGCCATTTCAGATACCCTTTGAGGTATTCAGGAATAGGCTGATGTTTGGCTTTAAGGTCAGCGATATGCTGCTTCGTCTGCCAAATCTTGAAGATGGTGCCTTGTATTGTCTCTATCAATTCAGGATCCATCTTTTCGCGGTAGTGCAGGAACCATGACCCTTTCTGTGTCTGGGGCATGTCAGACAGCACCATCATGGAGTGGTTGAACGAGTGATGCCCGAAGTACGAGCGTATGCCGCCATTGGCGGGCAGTGTCTCGTCCTTCAGTTTGTTGTAGTCAATGAACTTTGCTTCGTCAATCAGCAGCCATGAGAGCGTCAGGGAGTTCGAGGAACCCGGACGGTCTTGGCTGATGATGATGGCCACTGAGCCATTGTAGAACGTGATGACATGCTCATAGTCTGCAGGCTCAGTGATGGGCTTGGCGAATGACTTGGGCGGTTTCCGCCCAACGACATAGTGGATGCCATTGAGGTAGCCCCACCTCTTCCATGCGGCTAACAGCCCAGGAATGGTGTTTGTCAGGCCATGCTTAAACGTGGGAACCACGATACCGCCTGTGCTACCTGGCATCCTCTGCATATTACGAAGCACAAAGGGCGAGGCTATGGAGTCCGTCTTTCCCGTGCGTCGCCCGGCCACAATCACCGTGGTCTTGGCACCGATGTACTGTGCTAAGAGCTGCGGTTTATTGAAGTAGATGCGCTTCTCATGGAGCTTCGCTTCAATGTCCCAGACTTCTGTATTGGGCTTTGTGGGCTGAGTGGGCATGATGGGCTATTTTATTGGTAATTCTTCTTTTGGCTCGTCGAAGATCTCTTCAAAGTTCATGTCGGCAGACTCATATTCAATATTGAGCGTATCAGGATGCGAGGCACCAAGCTCTTTGGTGAGTTTCTTGATGCGCTCTTCGATGTTCGGGACCGGATTGATACCGACAACGCGCGGGTCGGTTGTCGGGAAGAACGGCTGCACCACGATCATGTGGTACGGCACAGATTGCTCGTCCTCCACATCGATGCGGTTGTATTTCGCATACGAGGTGGCCGCTTTCTCCATCGTCTTGGTGTCCTTGCGCTTTTTGGCCATCTGATACGTCTCCAGTATCATCTCGTTATACCGCCAGCGGTGGTAGTCACGGGTGGCCTCTCCCAGATTAGGCAGCAAGGATTTGACGATCTTCAGGTCAGCGTAGGCAGTAACTTTAGAAATGCCGTACCGCTGCAGTATCTCCTCGACAAACTGGCGGTCTTTCGCGTCTGGGTTGGCGATGCACCATGTTACCATGTCACGCAAGCGGAGGATGTGCTCAACTTGCGTGACAGCGTGGTTCTTTAGCAACTCCTCCTTGGAGGTGTAAAGGTCAGTTCTTGCTATGTCAAGAATAGATGGTAACGGCATATAATCATTGGCACTTTTGAGGATTACTCGTCATCCTCCATATCCATGAGATTGCGCTGCGCATTCTCCAAAGCGAGGGGACTGCCGACGTAGGCCAGTTGCATTTCCTGATGCAGCAGTTTCACCTTGGAAGTAGCCTTGCCACGGTGGTAGCGTTTGCTTACCTCCGTTGATCTGTCGGCAATGTCCTCGCGCAACTGTTCCGCTGGCACATCGAGGATGACGGCCATATCTGAAATCTTCAGGTATATGGACGAATACTGCTCAATCTGAGCGAGCACTTCTTCAGAGTATTCAAGATTCATTGTTGGATGCGCTGTTGGAACAAATCGTAGAGAGGCACGGAGTGATTGTTTATCAAATCCTCCACCTGTGTGTGGAGCGTCTTGAAAATCACGGGATCAGTAGATATGAAGGCTGACTCGTGGCGGTTGCCTCGTGTCAGGTTCTGTGAGGTGATGACAGAGACGGTCTCACCCGTCTCTGCCAGAACGAGCAGAATCTTCGAGTGGTTGTCAGTGAGGAAAGTACGCTGAATCACCTGTGTCATGAATGACCAGAGTTTCAGCGTCTTGTTCGTGGCCTTATGGTCAAGAACCAGGTTAAACTCACTGACGCGGCCCGATTTCTCAATAAAAAAGAGCCGTCGTAGAAACTCCTCGGAGATGGAGAATGAAGTCTGCCACACCTTAGCCGTGCCTACCTGTTCGAGAATCCACTCCAAGAGGTCAGCCACTTGGACTGCATTCGAGAGGTAGGCTTGTGAAGCACACTCAGACAGTGGCTTCAGCACGTCGGCCATTGATGCGGTACGCTTCATATTTAAGTGAAGAGTGAATAGTGAAGAGTGAAGAATTTCTTGAGACCTTCGGAACAAGCGAGCAAGCTCGAGCGGCTTCCGCTACTTGGTGGCGGTTGCTTTCTTGCTCTTTGACGTAGCTTTGCGAGTCGTTTTCTTAGCCGTAGTCTTGGCTTCGGCTTCTGGAGCATCGGCAACCGTCTCAGTAGTCTCGGCTACTGTGTCGGTGGCCTCCTTGGATGCTTCTTCCTCTACAGGAATAACGATGGTAGAACCATCGCCCACTGTTACCTCGGTAGGTACTGTAGTACCAGCAACATAGTGGTCATAGACATCCCAGTTCTCATGCAGCTTCTTGTCATATTCGATAAGCGCTTTAAGATACGGGTATCGCTCACTGTCGGGACAGGTTGCATCTTCCAGACTGAGCGAGCGAAGTTTCATGTGCGTCTCGCGCATCCGATGCACCAGGTCCAGGTTCTCTGCATAGAGCGCCTGAATCTCCTCCGGCAGTGAGTCATGGTCGGGACGTTTGCCAGCCTTGAAGTCGGCAAACTCAGCGGACTTTTTGCTGTTGTCGGCATCGGGCTTGATGACCTTCACAACAATTTTGTCCACCTTCTTCTGCATCTCTTCCACCTCGTCGTGGGTGAGTTGCTGGAGCCGGAAGTTAAGGTACTTCTGCAGCTGTCCCTTGATGAACTCAGCCTTCCCTTTCGGGTTGACTGAAATGTTCCGATACATGATTTGATTTCCCGACAACTGGAGCAAGAGGATGGCACCTTCAGCCCAGTCTTTCTGACTGTCAGGCGTGTTCATCCAGTCTTGCAGTTTGGCGGTAAATTGAGGGTCTTGTCTCATAAGATATTGCGTTAAAGTAATATTCTATAACTTGTTATTTATTCCGCTGAAATACAAAATATTAAGTTTGTACTTTTCAAGTGCTACTTTCATTGATTTCAGCGTGTTTCCTGTGGTCACAAAATCGTCAAAGCAGATGACGTTCTGTTCCTTTGGAACGAGGTTGACCGTGAAGACAGCGTTCATGCGCTGACGGTTTTTGCAGCTGCACACATCCTCATAGAAGGGGATGTCCAGACGTGCTGCTATTGTCTCCGAAATACGGGTGGCAAAGTTCTTTACCAGGTGTCTTCGCTTCGGTGTTGTGATGATGCACCAGTCGCCTTTCCTGAGGTCAGGACCAATCGTTTCGCATACCAATTTTGTGATATTCTCCGCGAAGAATTCCACCATCGAGTCATCGCCCTTTATTTCGGTCAGCGTCCTGCCATAGACCGACTTCTGCCACAGAGAAATGAAGTACAGTCCTGCACGATGAACCAGACGGGGCTTGTGTGTGAAGTCACACCTTGCTTCCACCGTCTTGTCCCATCCCTTGCGTTTCTTCTCTGCGAAGAGATCCTGCTCCTTTTCCTTGCGCCGGGCGGCTGTCATCTCGCCCATTGCAAGGGAAAGGTCAGGCGGTGTGATGTCTTTCAGCACCTCACCAAGGTCAAGGGCGTTGTGTCCCTGCATAGGCTTTCACGTCATCATGCGGCTTGTGAGGCATCGCCGACACCCGGCAGCGTACCGTCCTCAGTGACGATAGTACCTGTGTAGAAGGGTGCGGGACATTCGTCCGTGGCTTCCACGTTGATGGTGGTGCTGGCGGTACCAGAGGCACCCTGTCCCAGATCCTGGGCAACAGTCGTCTTGGTCAGCCATTTCTCGGAGCCTACCACACGACGTGCGCCACGCATATCCTCGACGATAAACACGTTATCGTTGTTATTGAGGTAGGCAGCAGCGGCAGAGGCATCGGCATCCACTCCCGGATGTACGGCGACGAGTTTGTTCAACTGCGTCTGTGAAGGGTATTCACCCTGTGCCTCCGAAGTCAGCTGCGACTTGTCGGGGATGATGTCGATATAATGCCACTTGGCATCAGCACGAAGCGTGAAGTTGCCGTTATACTGAGCCGAATTCAGACGGCCGTTTGTATCGTGTGACAGCGAAGGCCATCCCACGATGTCATACTTGGAGATGTAGTAGATGCGCCGCTTCACGCCGGGCAGCTCAGGCTTACCCTGGCACCATGCGAGCGATCTCTGAACAGAAGAGCAATCAGGCATTGTTTATGAATGTTTAGAGTTAAAAGTTTAGAGTTAAAAATTAGCAACCGCTGTTATGCTTGCGGTCGGTGAGAGATTATATCTGCGTGAACGTCTCAGGCGTGGCTTCCACTGCGTACATGGCAGCGCGTTCGTCGCCTGTCATGAAGAACCCGCCATAGTGGTAGAACGGGGCTGGCACATCGTCGCTTGCCTCCACGGTGATGGTTGTCCCTGCAGAGCCAGTGATGCCCTGTCCCGTGTCCTGCGACACCGTTACCTTGATGGGATAGTCCTTATGTCCGACAACGCGCGTGTTTCCGCTCATGTCCTCGACCAGGAACACCGTCTCGTTGTTATTGAACCATGCGGCAGCTTCTGCAGCGTCCAGCCCTATGCCCGGGTGTACCACGACCAGTTTGTTCAGCTGCGACTGTGCGGGGTATTCGCCCTGCGCCTCAGATGTCAGCTGTGACTTGTCGGGCAGGATGTCCATGTAGAGCCATTCCTTGTCAGCGGCCAGCACAAACTCCCCGTCGTAGGCAGCGGACAGCACACGACCGTTGCTGTCCTTTCCCAGCGTCGGCCATGTGACGATGTTCGAGCGAGCCGTGAAGTATAGCCTGCGCCGTATTCCCGCGTACTGCGGTCGGCCCTGGCACCATGCGAGCGACTTTTGGATAGAAGAGCAATCAGGCATTGTTTTTAAGTGAATAGTGAAAAGTGAATAATTTGCTTCCGCTTCTGTTTTTCGATACGGCTTCAAGCAAAGGGAGCCAGAGCCTGTCACAGGATCCGGCTCCCATCAACTCAGATCGTATGAAAAAAAAGATTCCAGAAGTTACTTAGGGCCGCTCAGAACCACCTTGATCGTTATTCTCACCGCCAGTGTTTTCACCTCCTGTGGTACCACCTTCAGTAGTGCCTCCAGTGGTGGTGTTACCTGTCGATGCGCTTCCAGCCAGCTCGACCACCTTCAGACGGCGCTTGTCGATGGACTCGAACTGCGTACCGAAGAACATGGTGGCGATGTACGAGAGGATAAACGGCTCGTACTCCTTGACCATGACGCTCTCCATGTCGCCCATCTGGTCGTAGCCCACGAGCATATTTATTTTCGGGCTGACGTGGATGAAGTTCGAGTCGGCCTTGTTAGCCAGCGGACAGAGAATCAGCTTGCCGTTGGAACCCTCCACAGCAGTCTGGTTGTACTGCGTGTTGTAGTTGATTCCGGCATGAGTGAGGAGATAGCCCTCGTTGTACTTGTCAGCGAAGTCCTGCGAGCAGAACATGTAACAAGTCTGAGCGCGAAGGTGCGGATCCAGGGAGAAGAGCACCTCCTTGGCGATGTCAACGGCGTTGGCCGTGGTGATGGCCTCCGTCAGTTTCATGTAGTTGCCTTCTGAGGCTGCAATCTTTCCAGCTGTGATTTCAGCCGACGTGATGGTGTCAAAGCCATCGAACAAGTCCATGGTGGTATCACCGTTGGGATTACGCACACCAGCCCAGATAGCGTTGTTCAGGGCCTCAGACAGCGACTTGGCAATCAGGGCCAGCACATGCTTTGCAGTCGGTGTCTGCATCTGTCCGTCGCCCTTGGTGTCGCCGATGGCACCAAGCAGCGTACTGATGGCACTGTTAGGCTCGAACTGTGCGACTACCGAACCGAAGAATGTTTCGAGTGTACGGAAGTCCAGGTCGAGGTTGAAGTTAGAGCGACGTGCGGGCTTGTAGGGAGCGAACTGAGCGTTGCCATTGAGAGCAGCCACGCTTTCCTTGTATCGGATGCCCGGTCGGCCAGTCATGAACTTGAGCGTTTCCTGAATGCCGATGATGGGCAGCATGAGAAGATCCTTG